TAATAGAAAATTAAAAAACATTACCGATGCTACTGGTTATTTTACGAATCTTCGTTCATCTCCTATAGCAATAACTGATAATGTCAATTTTACTACACCTATGATGTCGTGTACTTTAGCTGCAGCAACCACATTTACAGAATCTGGTATGGCCGCCGGCAGAACAGCAACTCTCTTATTAGATACATCTACAAATTATTATACACCAACTTTTCCTGCTTCTTGGAATTGGGTAAGCAATACAGAACCTACATGGGGTAATTATCAGCATTGGCAAGTTTATGCAACTTGTGTTTCTGCATCTGAAATAAGAGCAAACGCTGTTGGGTTTACGGCAACAAGTGGTGGCCCTCCATCAGAAACAGTTTCATTAGAAGGTACCACAGGTACACCTATAAGTTTCTTTGACCAGAGTGGTGGACTTGACGATCTTGTTATGGGTTGGACTTTTGATTCTAACGGCAATATTTACAAATATGAAAACATTTATAATGTAAGTGGTGCTGGAACATACTTATATTCTACATCAACGTGGGTTAACACAACACCTAGTACCACATATTATATTCGAGTCAGTAATTTTGCTGGTAACAATTTAAGCACTGGTGATAGTGCTACATTAAATGCTTGGATAGCACTAACAACAACGAGAACATTTAGATATAGAGACGCGAGAGATATCAGTTCATACGGAAACGAGTCTGGAACAATGAAAGTAGAAATTGCTTCTGATTCTGGTGGTTCAAATATACTTGCCACTGGTTATTATAAATGTGAATGGGAAGGAACAGCATAATGGCAACACATACTTATAACACAGCTTCAGGATTAACAGTAACTGGTGGAACAGGCGGAACTTCAGGTAATCCTATTCCAACTGGATCAGCAATTGAATATGTCCAAAATTCTGATGATGGTCTTGGACTTGATAGTGCTGCTTTTTCTTTTTCGTCTGGAGCATCATCTTTATCAGCATGCGGAATCGAACTTAAATTTATGAGACTTGCAAGTGGAATGGAAATACAGGCACGTAGATCAGCTCTTACAACAAATGGTGATGTAACTAGTAGCTACTCAAGAAAATATGCAGTAGGTGGTTCTTATACAAATTTAACAACTAGCGCATTTGATAGTGCAGATGATGTTTGGCAAATTCTTCAAAGCGCTTATACACCAACTCATATTAAGATGAAATATTCTCAGTCTACACTACAGCAATACGGAAGTAACAGTTCTTCTGTAACATTTGAGAATAGTTATGTGAATGATACTTGGTTAGCAACAAATAATACAGGAGATAACATTACTGTTGAGTTTGCAAACCAAGCTGCTGCAGGTTCCGGTGCTATGTCTGGAAATAATATTACATGGGTTGTTGAATTTTGGGGTCGTGTATCTGGATATGATGATACAAAATTATGGCAAATTAGAGTAGACTTAGACTCTGAGGCTGATTCACCATAAAGCAGATAATTAAAATAAATATTAATAAATTAATGGAAATAGAATAACATGTCAATACCGAATTCAAGAGAACTTTTCAAGGATTATATCCTCCGAAAAATCGGTGCGCCCGTTATTGAAGTAAACGTGTCAGATGAACAGGTTGAAGATCGTATAGACGAAGCTGTTTCTTTTTGGAGAGATTATCATTATAATGGAAGTCAACTCGTTTATTTAAAACACCAAATTACTGAAGACGATAAGAATAACGGATACATTTCTTTGCCCGATGGATTGTTAGGTATTTCTGGTATTTTTCCTCTTACAACAAACCTTTCTACAGGCTCAGGCATTTTTAATGTTCAATATCAGTTTGTATTAAATAACATTCAAGATATTACAGGCTATAATGTTCAAAACTATTATATGGCAATGAGCCATCTTCAATTCTTACAAGAAATTCTTGTAGGAAAACCAATGATAAGATATAATAAACATGTTAATCGTCTTTATATAGATGTTGAAAAAGAGTTTTTAACTCCTGGTGAATATATTATCATTGAAGCATATGATGTTATTGACCCATCTACTTACTCAGATGTTTGGGGAGACAGATGGTTGCAAAACTATGCAACTGTTTTAGTAAGAGAGCAATGGGGACTTAACTTAACTAAATTTACCAACATGCAATTAGTTGGCGGTGTATCATTTAATGGAGAACAAATTCTATCAGAAGCACGCGAAGAAAGAAGAAATATGGAAGAAGAAGCGATACGAGCTTATCAGCCTCTCACCTATAACTTTATTGGGTAATGTTTAAATGGCAACAAATGTATTCTTCAGAAATTACGATAACTTCAATGAGCAACAACTTATTGATGATCTTGTAATTGAAAGCATTAAAATGTATGGTGTTGACGTTATATACGTCAGCCGTTCACATGGTGCAATTGATAAAGTATTTAATGAAGATGATCTTCCTTTATACGATACCGTATTTCAATTTGAAGCTTATGTTAAAACCGTTGATGGATTTGAAGGTGAAGGCGATTTCCTATCTAAATTTGGTCTACAAATCAGAGACCAAGTTACATTTTCAATAGCAAACAGAACATTCGAACGCTACGTTACTCGTGAAGTAGAAACTCTTATAAGACCTCGTGAAGGTGATTTAATTTACTTCCCATTAAATGAGAAGATGTTTGAAATTAAATTTACAGAACATGAAAGTGTATTCTATCAAAGTGGTGCATTACAAGTATATGATGTTCGTTGTGAATTAATAGAATATACGGGTCAAAGGTTTGCTACCGGCTATGAGAATATTGATAATTACTTTGATTCAATTGATACCACTCAAACAACAACACTTCAAGCACTTGCAAATACAGAAGCTGATGGTAGTGATGCATTAGCGAGAAACTATACATTCGAAACAGAAGGAGATAATATTCTTGATTTTTCAGAAAGTGATCCATTTACTGAAAACATTAATATTAGCGACACATAATGGCAATTGCAAATTATTTTTATAACGCAACACTAAGAAAATATGTAGCATTATTTGGTACATATTTTAATCAATTAAAAGTTTTAAGAGTTGATAATGGTAACATTACTCAACAAGAAATGATTGTGCCTATTTCTTATGCACCATTTCAAAAGATTCTTGCAAGACTAGAACAAAATCCAGATTTTAAAGCAAAAGCAGCAATTCAATTACCTCGCATGTCTTTTGAAATGAATAGTATGAGTTATGATGCTGACCGTAAAATTTCACCGATTACAAAAATAAGAAAAAATACTATATCTAATGACGTAAGTGGTCGTAAATTTCATTATGCAGGTGTTCCATACAATATGGAATTTTCTCTTTATATTATGACAAAATATCAAGAAGATGCAGTTAAATTATTAGAACAGATTATTCCATTCTTTAATCCAGATTACACTAGAACAGCTAGAATTATTGATGGGTTAGATCCTATAGATATTCCATTAGTGTTAAATGGTGTATCTATGGAGGAC